CAGAGGACATGCGTAGGGCCTGTCGTATCCTACAGCGTAGCCTGTGTAACATTCTTGACTATCAAGACTTTTTGTCGATCCAATCAAAGTTGAGCAATGATGAGATACAGCCATTAGGCATTGGTGTCACTAATCTAGCCTACTGGCATGCCAAGCGTGGTCTGAAATACGGTGAACGAGATGGTCTGACAGAAGTTAAATCGTGGATGGAACATCAGGCCTACTATCTCACAGAAGCCACCGTGGAGTTGGCCAAGGAAAGAGGTAAATGTCTAGACAGCGATAAGACATGGTATGGACGAGGAGTATTCCCTTGGGAACGCAGAGCTAAAGGTGTAAACTATCTCGTAGACTTCGCTCCTGAACTAGATTGGGAACCTTTACGCAAGGAGATGAAACAACATGGTGTACGAAATGCTACTCTTATGGCTATTGCTCCTGTAGAATCTAGTTCTGTGGTTATTAATTCTACAAATGGAATAGAAATGCCGATGAGCCTTATCTCTACCAAAGAATCTAAGGCAGGATCGTTTACGCAGGTAGTTCCAGAATATAATAGATTGAAAAACAAGTATCAATTAATGTGGGAGCAGACTGACTGCCAGGGTTATCTAAAAACTGCCGCTGTTTTAGCTGCCTATGTGGATCAGAGCATTTCAACAAACACTTTCTATAATCCTGCGCATTTTCCAGATCGCAAAGTTCCTACTACGCTGATCGCTAAAAATTTAATGCAGGCACACGTATGGGGTCTTAAAACTTTTTACTATAGTCTGATCAACAAAGCAGGATCCAAAGTAGAAGATCTAACACCCGAAGTCCATTACAATGGATTCCACGACGAAAGAGAATTAGCAGAAGACCTCGAAGAAGAGTCCTGCGAAGCCTGCAAACTTTAGAGAGACAGACATGAGCTTAGAACAATACAACTTAAAGAACAGCACTGATTATCTAAATCGAAAGATGTTCTTAGATCCTGCAGGACCGGTGACCATACAGAGGTTCGAAGAAGTCAAATACAACAAAATAGCGGGATTTGAAACCACTGCTCGAGGGTTCTTCTGGGTACCAGAAGAGATCAGCCTTACCAAAGACGCACAGGATTTCAAAGATGCCTCGGAAGCGGTCAAACATATCTTTACCAGCAACCTGCTTAGGCAGACCGCTCTGGACAGCCTACAAGGTCGCGGCCCAAGCCAAATCTTTACTCCAGTAGTAAGTCTGCCTGAACTGGAGGCTTTAGTTTACAACTGGACCTTCTTTGAGACCAACATCCATAGCCGTTCATACAGCCATATCATCCGCAACATCTACAATGTGCCTAAGGATGTGTTCAATACCATCCACGACACCAAAGAAATCGTAGATATGGCATCCAGCATCGGTCTGTACTACGAAAGATTGCACATGATCAACTGCAGAAAAGAACTAGGTGAAAAGTTTCCGGAGCAAGAACACATCAAAGCCATCTGGTTAGCCCTAAACGCCAGTTACGGACTAGAAGCATTTCGCTTCATGGTATCGTTCGCCACCAGCCTGGCCATGGTTGAAAACAAGATCTTTATCGGCAACGGCAATATCATCAGCCTGATCCTGCAAGACGAGCTACTGCATAAAGGGTGGACAGCTTGGATGATCAATCAGGTCATCAAGGAAGATCCTAGATTTCAAAAAGCCAAAGAAGAATGCGAATCAGAAGTATATCAAATGTACATGGATGTGATCCATGAAGAAAAGGCCTGGGCCGAATATCTATTCAAGAAGGGTCCGGTTATTGGCCTGAATGCAAATATACTCAAAGATTTCGTAGACTATACCGCAGCGACTTCGTTAAAGGAAATCGGAATAAAATACAATCAACCTGCTCCTAAAACCACACCAATACCGTGGTTTAACAAACACTCAGATACCAGCAAGAAGCAGACCGCTTTACAAGAGAATGAAAGCACCAATTATGTCATAGGTGTGATGAGCGAAAATCTAGACTATGACGCTTTACCGGCTATATAATAGATATGTTCAAAGCACAATTTAAATCTAAATCACCTTACGAGTCTTGGACGACCATAGGAACCTATGGCAGCGAAGCTCCTGCAGTATCTGCCGCTATGGCTAGAAAATCTAAAGGAGCCATAATGGTGCGTGTGTTAGACAAGAATGGCGCGGTGATCTATTCAAACTAGAAAGGAAAATAATGAGAGCGATCGTATGGAGCAAGCATAATTGTCCCTTCTGTGATCAGGCAAAAAGCCTTTTAAAATTGAAAGGCATAGAATTTGAAGAAAAAAAGATAGGAGATGGTTACACCAGAGAAGATCTTTTAGAAGCGGTCCCAAATGCTAGAACGGTTCCCCAGATTTTCTTAGATGATAAATTAATAGGCGGGTTTACAGAATTAAAACAATGGATAATTTCTGAAAGCAGCGGATTTGGAGATGGAAGATTATAATATTATGTTAATAGACAAAGGTATATCAGAAGGTGAAGTAGTAACATTAAAACTAACCAGCGGAGAAGAGCTCGTGGCGAAATTGGCAGAAGAAACTGCCACCCATTACAAACTCAGCAAACCGTTGGTATTGAGCATGAGTGCGAAAGGTATAGGCATGGTTCCTTATCTATTTACGGTCAGTCCTGATAAAGATGTCCAGTTGAACAAATCTACTGTGACCGTGATAGCTGCCAGCGACAAAGAATTCGCTAATCAGTACTTGCAAGGTACCACAGGAATAACTCTTGCCTGATGGTCAAACCTATACAGCGATTAACTGATCCTAACGTATTAGGTGGGGTCATTATCAACACAGACGGTAACACCACTGTGTTTGCAAACAACTTGCTATCGTCAGTGAATACCAGCGTCGTGCTATATGGTCCTCCTACTACAAGGACTGCCAATGGTAGCGGAACTGTTTTCGCTCACGGAGTTAATGTTAACTATACAGATAACGCAGATGCAGACGGCGTACCTCGTGCAGCAGGTAGTCCAAATGTTTTTGTTGGGGACGACATAGATCAGGATATTCCCAGCATACGGGGTGTAGTAGAAGCTGACGAAGAAGATGTCTTCGTCCCAGGCTCGGGCGCTGCGAGATTCGAAGCTGTACCCAAATCCGAAAGAGAAGCCGCGGTTCCCCCTCCAGAACCCACTGGCCAGAGCAATGCAGAAGCTAGCAAATTTACCGGCACCCCTACCGCCGACTGCGGCGGAATAGAACAACAGGTCACCGATGCCAACGGGGATTTAAATATCATCGAAGCTATTTCTCTTAGTCCCAGATTTACGGTAAAAAAATTGACAAGAAAACCCAGCATTGCTTTTGATAATCCCTTGAATCCTGCTTCGGGTGATCTATCGAGAGAAGAAATAGTCTGTAATCTCAAATTGCTGTGTATAAATTGTCTAGAACCCATCTATGATAGGTATAATAATTCTTTCGTTACCAACACCTGGAGACCTAGAGGTATAGGATCGCCTACCAGCCAACATCCCAAAGGTCAGGCCGCAGACATACAATTCCGAGGAGTGAAGAAATCTGACTATTATCAGATAGCACAGGCCATCAAAGATCTAGTACCATTTGATCAACTGTTGTTAGAATATAAAACCACAGGCACAGGTCTGCCTTGGATACACATCAGTTTCAATAAAGATGGTAACCGGAAACAGGTTTTAACTTTATTGAACAATAAAACATACGGACAGGGTCTCATAGACCTTGCAGACAAATGAAAAAAACTTTCTTTTTTACGGCAGGATGGTTCTGCCTCATCATGGCCTATATCGGAATAGTCACCCCAGGAATACCTTTTTCAATCTTCCTAGTAGGGGCTGCTTACTGCTTCGCACGTAGTTCCAAGAAGATGGAAAACTGGATCTACAGCCATAAGACCTTTGGGCCCTTCCTACTCAACTGGGAAAAGAAACGAGTATTCCCCCAGAAAGGTAAGTATGCCATGATCGCTGTGATGACCAGCAGCCTGGTGATAATGTATTTCACTATTCCCCTAAAAGGCGTTATCTACAGCGGTGTAATGATGCTGTCAGTGGCCATATGGGCGTGGCGCTATCCCAGTTCGGTGGAAGAATGGCAGCGTAGGAAAGACAACGGTGAGAGGATTGGATGGATAAAGTAGATCTAGATCTCCTAGTAGATATAGCACAAGAGGTAGAAGGACAGGATTCCATACCTTGGGATAGATTAGCCGTAGGCAAAGAACAGGCCTATAAGATGGTAGCAACCAGCATCTTGGAAATGTTTGACAAAACAGAATACACCTACGATGACAAGGTGATCATAATGAGTACCATAACCAAACTCACAGTAGAAAACATGTTACTCAATCTAAAAGTCTTGACATTAGAGTCAAGAGATAGTTAAATAACAGTATTGTTGTAATTCCTTCGATGTAAAGGCATTCTGGACGGGGGTTCGATTCCCCCCGGCTCCACCAAGTGTACATTTATTGAGTGTATAGTTGATGGGGCCGACCGGTTTCGACAGGGTGAGATAACGGAGACGGCAACAGGGTAGGCGATGACCCTAAATCAAGCGAAACTAATAAATGCCAATGACGCATTTTTTGGAGAAACTCGCCTAGCGGCGTAGTCTCCACGGGGCAGGTATGCCTTGTTTTCCAAAATACCAAAGTGGCCCTAGCGGCCACTTTTTTTTTGGATTTGAATAATTAGGATATATATCAGTGGCGCTATGCATTATCCTGCAAAATTATCTTTAAAGAGAAAAAATGGAATATTTTTGGAACTGGAACGTATTTTTTCAAACCGAACCTGTAACAAATTCTGTTTTTTTAATCTACCTGTTGAATGGAATTCTATGGACACTTGCTGTTGCATTTTTAGCATGGATCATTGCATTTTCTATAGGCACTATAATAGGAACCCTTAGAACCATACAAAATTCTCTTATTGAAAAATTTTGTTTTATCTATGTAGAAATATTCCGTAATATACCTTTATTACTTCAATTATTTCTCTGGTTCTATGTCTTTCCAGAGATTCTTCCTCATGAAATTTCACAATATATTAAAAGTATTCCGTATCCTTGGGCACCTTTCATTACCTCTGTCATATGCCTTGGATTTTTTATATCTAGCAGAATATCCGAAATCACCCGGAGTAGCATAAGTTCAATACCACGTGATCAATGGGACGCTGCGTATTCTTTAGGATGTACTAAATTTCAGACTTATACATTGATAATTCTTCCTCAAGCTATACGGATATCTATCCCACCATTAACCTCGGAAATGTTGAACACTGTCAAAAATACTTCGCTGGCTCTGACTATTGGACTAATGGAACTTATGGCTAGAGCCAGAGCTACACAAGAATTTACATTCCAAATTTTTGAATCTTTACTTTTTGCTACTATATCCTATCTTCTAATAAATTTAATAATAGTCAAACTTATGAAACTTGTTGAAAAAAAGTTTCACTTAAAAAATTACGGAGTAGCAGCATAAATGTTTTATGAGTTTGATTGGGGTGTGATCGAAAAATCTTGGACTTATCTAATTTTTGATGGATTATTATTCACCCTAATAGTCACCGCAATTTCTTCAATAGGAGGACTAACACTCGGGTTAATCCTGGTCATGATGAGGATTTCCGAGAACAGAGTACTAGAATTGATTTCTTCAACCTACGTAGATATTATGAGATCATTACCATTGATTCTTGTATTATTTTGGTTCTTCTTTTTTATGCCTTATGTTATTGGTTGGGTAGTAGGAAGCGATCAGCCGATTAAAATTGGAGTATTCTTGACTGTTATAATTACCTTTATTATGTTTGAATCAGCATTTTACTGTGAAATTTTTAGAAGTGGCATAAAGGCAATTCCAAAAAATCAAATCGAAGCCTCCCTTAGTCTTGGTCTGTCTAGGTTTCAATCATTTAGATATGTTATTTTTCCACAGGTCTTTAAAAATGTTTTTCCAATGTTAATTACTCAACTAATCATTGTTTTTCAAGACACCAGTGTAGTTTATGTAATTTCAGCAATAGATTTTCTAGGAGCAGCTACAATGATAGCACGACAAGAACACAGGTTAGTGGAATTGTATATTTTTGCGGCTGTCATTTATTTCGTCATTTCTTTCTCTGTTTCTAGATATAGCAAACATCTCCAACATAGAAAAACAACACTCCGATGAATCATAATAAGTAAATGTCACATGTTAGATTTTCTGTATAGTTCAACAAAGATTTTCGTGGTCGATCAATCGACTTTTACGATATTAGGTACTACTGAAAGTATCAGGGTAGCTAATGCCATATGTCGTGGAATTATGAACACATCAACCATGGTTGTTTCTGTTAACAAAGATTATGACAAATCAAAACATTATGTCCTTAAACAAATGCCGATTGCCGGCGGTAAAAACGGGACAGCTAACACCGCTATGCCTTCTAACGATTTAAAACAATATGGTATTAGATATGATATAGAGAATGTAGAAGAAATTACAGTCGATGTCAAAAGAAATAAAGAAATTTTTGAAATTAGAAAAATCGGTTTAGAATCTCTAGAACAGAGTTGTATGAGATATCTTGCTAGATTAGTTAACTTTTATGAAGATAACATTTTTTTGTCGACCATATCTAAAGAATTAGAAAAATCGAATCCTCAAGAAGAAACATATTCTGATGGAATATTAGATTGGGCTCATATTATGAACGTATCTCCCAAGGCTGCGTACCAACAATTAAAATTAGAACTTGATTCTGCATCTATTTCGATACTCAAGATGCATGCCTTATGGACGAAATATGTAGATAAAATTAATCTTTTAACAGATCAAGAAAAAATATCTCAAATTCTCAATAGAGATTTTGAGGTCGAAATATTTGTAGGAGACGATATTTTTTAATGGACCCTATCGTTTTCGCTTCGCCTGCAGTGTTTCATAAAATCAAGATCGATAATTATAAAGATCTTCAAATATTACACAACATTCAGCATAATCTTAATCGAACTCATTTTCTTATCGATAGATCAGAGACAGTTCGACTTCCATTTTTAACCTATGTAGATAAAAAATATCAATTTCCCATTAACGACATAGGACAATCTAGTTTTTTAGATGTTTGCCTCCAATCCATTGAAAATCTAAAAAAAGAAAATAAAACTGTTTATATCCTATGGAGTGGGGGTATCGATTCGACTATGATTTTGGTATTATTTTTAATGGCAAATTACAATAAGGATCAAATAGTTGTTGTATGTAATAGTGATAGTATTTCAGAATATTATTGGTTTTGGAAAAATCATATCAAAGATAAATTTCAGCTAATGGCCACTGAAAAACTAATGCAGTTTTCGAGATTCAATATAGTAGATGGAATAATAATATCGGGAGAACCCAACGATGGATTTTTTGGTGGATTTATGGCAAATCGATTGCTCGATCATTTTCCGCCTAGTTTCTTACATCTTCACGCAAGTCGAGATAACATTCTAAAAACCACAAAAATTTTACAATTAGATCATCAGTCAGAAAATTGTTTTTACGATTTGATGATGACCACGGCAACAAACTCACCGAGGAAAATAGAAACAATCTTTGATTTTTATTGGTGGCACGGATATAATTTTATGTGGATGCACAATATAGAAAAACTTAAAGCAAGAATGCATCCAGAGACCGATCAACGATTGTTTTTTGCTGATAATCTTTTACAGAGTTGGGCTATAAAAAATCTTGAACCTTTAAAATATCAGCACAGCTATAAAAAAGATTATCAAACTAATATTATCTACGATTACACCAAAGACAGAAATTATTTTGATAATAAAATAAAATATGAATCAATGACTAAAAATTTTCAAACCTACACTGCTTATATCAAAACCAAAGACAAAAAAATAATTTATAAGAATGCTAATATTCTAGAATATTACCAGTCCGATAATTACATATCGAACTGGTTACTAGACAATTCAAATTAATAATCTGCTGGGTTCGGAGAATCCGTGGGGTTCTTTATGGCTTTTATTAAATTTTTACTCATAGGAATACGGAGATTTATATTTTTTGGCGGAATAGATTCAACAAACCAACGATTATAAATTACATTTATGGAAGTATTAAAGATATGTTTTACTGAATCATCAACATGTTTTTTGAATTCGACATCATTTTTCCTAATCATTAGTCCATACGGTTCGACAGTTAAAGCATCTCTAGAAATTTCAAACTCGTTGGGATTTTTACTGTTAGCTACTAGTCCCGACAGCAGTATGTCATCATTGATATAAGCTTCTGCTCTACCAGTTTCTACCATTAGAAATGCCTCGCTATGATTTGGTGCTGGAATAATATTGATTCCTAAATTTTTGTCTCGATTTAGTTGTGAAATCCATGTTAAGTTAGTAGTACCTGCAACCGCCGTTAGGTTTTTACCTCTGAGATCATCTAGAGTTGTAATTTTAGAAGATTTTCGACTCACAAACTTACCCGCAGTAATAAAAATAGTAGGGGTATAGGCCACATGTTGTTGTCTCTCAACAGTGTTCGTGTTTGAACCACATTCGATGTCTATAGTATTATTAAGCAACAGTGGAATTCTATTAGCAGGGGTAACTAATTGATATTTTACTGTAAGTTTGGGCATATTCGGTAATTTTTCTAGATGATCAATTATCTTATAACAGATATCTAACGAATACCCTACAGGTTTTTGATTTTGATCTAGGTAACTAAATGGTATCGCGGCATCTCTGTGGCCCAAAGTTATAGTAGCAGAATTGCGTATCTTATCCAATGTTCCTGCATAGGCTATCTGCGAACAAAAAACACCAAATAGCACGACAAGTTTCATTTTATGCATCGAAGTCTCCTTAATAAAGTAAATTATATATCAATGTTAGATGATGATGAATTTTTTCCATGACAACTTGCATTAAAAAAATCTATTATCGTTATTAAAAAATATTTAGGAAAATCCTATTGATTTTCTATCTTAATAGGATATATACTATAAATATCAGTGTTAATACTGAGACGTTTTCAAACACACACAAAGGAGAGTCAAATGAAAACAGTTGGTGATAAGTTAGAAAAATTTGCCGTCACAGGCGTGAACCCAGGTAAAGATGACTTTTTTACCATTACAGATGAATCTTTCGCAGGTAAGTGGAAAGTCGTTGTCTACTACCCAAAAGATTTCACATTCGTATGCCCCACAGAAATTGTTGCCTACGATAAATTACACAGCGACTTTGCTGATCGCGATGCCGTTCTGCTCACAGGTTCCACAGACAACGAGTTCTGTAAACTAGCCTGGCAGGCCGCCCACGAAGATCTCAAGAAAATCAGACACATCCAATTCGCTGACACACAGCGCAACGAGTTGAGCCTAATCAATCAACTCGGTGCGTTCTACGCACCAGCTGGCGCTGCTCTACGTGCTACCTTCATCGTTGATCCAGACAATGTCATCCAGCACGTTACTGTCAACAACCTGAACGTTGGTCGCTCACCAGAAGAAACACTTCGTGTTCTAGATGCACTACAGACCGGTGAACTCTGCGCCTGCAACCGCACTATTGGTGGAGAGACACTGTAATGACAGCCTGGGTAGATCAACTTAAAGAATCAATCCCCGACTATGCCAAAGACACCAAGCTCAACATCGATGCTGTGGTCAAGCGTTCAACTTTGAATCCCGTAGAAGCAGAAGCCTGCGCCCTAGCGGCCTTCTTCGCTACAGGTAATACCAAACTTTGGACGTGGGTCCAGCCCCAAATAGCCGACCAAAAGGAAGCTGAAGCTGCGATCACTGCGGCATCATTGATGGCCATGACCAATACTTGGTACCCCTATGTAGAAATGGCAGCTGATGCCAATCTACAAGGTTTACCCGCACAGTTGAGGATGAACGCCATAGCCACCCACGGTGGCACCACCAAGGCTCGTTTCGAAGCCTACAGTTTGGCCGCAAGCATTGTTGGCAAATGCGAGTTCTGCGTGAAAGCACACTATGACACCTTGAAGAAAGAGGGCTATACCGTAGAGCAACTTCGAGACATCGGCAGGATCGCTGCTGTGATGGCAGCGGTCAGCAAGGTGATGTCGGCTTAATTTAAAGCCCGTCATAGACGGGCTTTTTTTTGGCATTGACATTTACTGCACAACAAGTTATAATTAGAGCTCAGTAACCATTTAGGATACCGTATGACCATGCATCTAGAAGGTCCGTGGCTCACTACCACTGGCAAGCGAAAAGGCAAGCGAAAATTCCGAAATGCCGACGAAGCCCGCAAGGCTCGAGAGCAAGAAGAGTCTTGGAAGGCCCTACAGAAAAAATGGGGTATCGAATCAGAAGAAAAAAAGCGCCGCAGAGCCATGACTGCAGATACCTGGAAACCTGCACCTAGATCTTATCGAGGCAGCGACCAACCTAAGATCGAAAGCCTTCCATTTACCGCTGGTCCCTGCACTAAGCCTGAACAAAAAGTTTATACTGGTACTAAGATCAAAGGCATCGGAACCATGCATAAGTCGAACGCGGTTCCGATTTTTTCAGACGAAGAAGCCATAGATATTGCCAAAATGCGTCGATAATCGTGCATTTTTTACTGGTTGATGCTATAATGCGATATATATTAAACGTTTCGCAAGAAACTGAGATAGTAGGTCCGGACGGAACAGACCAGTTTTATATCCAGACCCGCGAGTCTTGGCCAATGAGAAATCCGTGAGATTCGGGAAGCCATGCTCGCCAAAGGTGAAAGCGCAGTCTTGTAAACAGCAAGGCAGCGTGTCGTAACTGATGGAGACGACTACACGAACCAAGGGTTCTCCCATAGAGCCTCGTGAAGTTAACTCCCTTAATGTAATGCCGCAGTGTATCGTGGCACCAAATGAAAGGAGGAACACAATGTTTCAATCTCTTAGGATAGGTAGTGTTGTATTATCGTTGTTAGCAGTAATGTTCTTAGTAAGTTCTATAACTGGATGGAAGTTTAAGACACTCACAGGGCAGGAAGGTTATAAATTTGTTTCAGCAGAAAGCATAGAAAAAGATCTACAATGTCTAGCTCTTAATATCTATCGCGAAGCAGGACACGAGCCATTCGAAGGTAAAGTCGCAGTGGCGCAGGTCACCCTAAATCGAGTAGCAGATCCAAATTTTCCTAGCACCGTCTGTGGTGTGGTCTACGAAAAGACCGCGATCTATTCCACGGTGATCTGCCAGTTCTCTTGGTACTGCGATGCCAACCATAGAAATCGCAAGATCAATGATGCTGCCTATGCAGACAGCTACGCTGTGGCCAAAAAAGTATATCTGGAAGGATTCCGTCTTGACAGCTTAAATAAAGCATTGTATTATCATGCTGACTATGTCAGCCCCAACTGGAAACTAGAAAGGATAACCAAAATTGGAACCCACATCTTCTACAGGAAACCAAATGAAAACATTTGACATCGAAAAGGTCCGCGACAGCCTCAAAACATATTTCAGCCGTCTGAGCCCGGAGAGCCTAGAATGGGTGGCCATATTGGTACTTCACGCCGCTACCATACCTAGTTTCTTAGCTGTCATGGCGGGCATCACTGACAAGATGCCTGCGGTGGATTTGGTCTTGATGGTTTGGCTAGGTCTGGCCCTGCTGTTCGCCAAAGCCGCTGCCAAACGAGACATGTTCAATATCGTCACCCTGGGATTTGGGTTTTTGCTGCAGGCCGTGATGATGGCACTGATCTTCTTCAAGTAAATTGGTAAATCCAACCTTTGACAGGACTTGGGGGTTCTGTTATACTTTGTATTGTCGTTACCCACTTTTAGAAAGGCACGTATGAAAAAGGCACTAGCGGTATTACCTATCGTCCTCGCCCTGCAGGCCTGCTCTACTATGAGCACATTGCAGACAGAGAATGTAGAAAAGAAACAGGTACCTACTTGGTATT